TTATATCTAAAATCATTATTTTCAGGTAAAAATGTGATGGATCATATGGGTGATGGGTATATAAGTGCATTAGAAAACTGGACAAAATGAGTGAACAAAGTATAAAGGATATAATGCGACAAGAGTATGTTAAATGTTTAACAGATCCTGTCCACTTTATGCGTAAGTACTGTATGGTACAACACCCAACTAGGGGACGTGTAAATTTTAACTTATATCCATTTCAAGAACAAGTATTGAAGTTATGGTTAAAAAATGATTATTCAATCATTAATAAATCACGCCAATTAGGTATATCAACACTAGCTGCCGGTTTTTCATTATGGACAATGTTATTTCATAAAGATAAAACTGTACTCTGTATTGCAACTAAACAAGCAACAGCAGTAAACATGGTAGATAAAGTACAATTTATGTATCAACAATTACCAGGATGGCTTAAAGGTAAAGAAAAACCAGATTCAAATAATAAATTATCATTAAAATTATCTAATGGATCCCAAATTGTAGCATCATCAGCTGCTTCAGATGCTGGTCGATCATTTGCTGTATCGCTCCTACTAATAGATGAGGCTGCATTTATTGATGGAATTGATCGGATCTATACCGCAATTAAACCTACCATTTCAACTGGTGGTGGGTGTATAGCATTATCATCTCCAAACGGTATTGGTAACTGGTTTCATAAAACATGGGTTGGTGCTATTAATAATGAAAATTCATTTTTACCTATTAAATTACCTTGGGATGTACATCCTGAACGCGATCAAGCATGGTTCGAGAATGAAAAGGCTAATATGGGTCCCCAAGAAATTGCTCAAGAGTATGAGTGTGACTTTTTAGCTTCTGGTAATAACGTTGTAACAAACGATATTTTAGAATACTATGAGCAAAACTATGTTATGGATCCTGTTGAAAGACGAGGTATGGCTGGTGATTTTTGGATATGGGAATATCCAAATCCATCCGAAACATACATTGTAAGTGCTGACGTTGCCCGTGGGGATGGAAGTGACTACTCTGCTTTTCATATCATAGCAACTAAAGAATTTAGACAAGTAGCTGAATTTAAATCTAAAATCGGTACTCGTGAATTCGCAAATGCATTAGTTACAGCAGCAACCGAATATAACTCAGCATTACTAGTAGTTGAAAATGCAAATATTGGTTGGGATGTTCTAAACTCAATTGTTGAACGTGGGTATCAAAATTTATATTACTCACCTAAAGGTGGTGACTTATCTATTGATAACTTTATATCTAAAATGGAAAACGACCAGACAGTTCAAGGTATAACTAACTCAGGTAAAACACGTCCATTATTTATTTCTAAGTTAGAATCTACACTACGTGAAAAATCGTTTGTATTCCAATCTAAACGTATGTTAGAGGAATTAAGAACATTTATTTGGGAAAATGGTAAAGCACAAGCACAAGGTGGATATAATGATGACTTAACAATGGCATTATCATTTGGATTATATATTAGAGATACAGCATTAGTTTACCATCAAAATGGATTAGATATAACTAAAGCAGCATTAAATAATATTAATGTAGCATCATCTGGTATTAGTAGTGGAGCTTATATAGATAATAACCCATGGCAGATGAAAGATAGCTATGGTAACACAGAATCATTAAATTGGCTCCTTTAAATTTCTTTGTTATGTTTGTATATTTATAACATATACTACATATTGAGTAACACAAAATAATATGGCAATAGATACTAGTCTTTTCGGACGACTAAGAAGGTTATTTTCCACTGATGTAATAATTAGAAATGTAGGAGGTAATCAATTACGTACGATTGATGTTGACCGACTACAGACTTACGGTAATATTCAAACCAATTCATTAATAGATAGATTCAATCGGATTCATGCTGGTAATTCAAAACTGGCATATACTCCATTAATGAACTATCAAACATTACGTACTTCACTTTACACGGACTACGAAGCAATGGATACAGATGCTATCATCGCTTCAGCGTTAGACATTATAGCTGATGAAGCTACTTTAAAAAACGAGCAGGGTGAAGTGCTACATATTAAATCTCCAAATGAGAAGACACAACGTGTACTTTATAATTTATTTTATGAGGTATTAAACGTAGAATTTAATCTATGGTCGTGGATTAGAACAATGTGTAAGTATGGTGATTTTTATCTACATTTAGACATTGCAGAAAAATTTGGTGTGTATAATGCATTACCATTCTCTGTATATGATGTACAACGTGAAGAAGGATCTAATCCGGCTAATCCATCATATGTACGTTTTAAAATTAATTTAAATCAATCTTACGGATACGCTACAAACACAAATAAAGATGATTATTTTGAAAATTACGAAATAGCTCACTTTAGATTAATTTCAGACCCATCATATTTGCCTTATGGTCGTTCATATCTTGAACCAGGCCGCAAAATATTTAAACAATTAACTTTAATGGAAGATGCGATGTTGATACATCGTATTATGCGTGCTCCTGAAAAACGTATTTTCTATACAAACATTGGTAATATAGCTCCAAATGAAGTAGATGGATATATGGAAAAAATGAAGCAACGAATTAAGAAAGTTCCTTATGTTGATCCACAAACTGGTGATTATAACTTAAAGTACAATATGATGAATTTAACTGAAGATTTCTATCTTCCAGTTAGAGGAAATGATACAACTACTAAAATCGATACTTTAAAAGGATTAGAATATACAGCAATCGAAGACGTATCTTACTTACGTGATAAGTTATTTGCTGCATTACGCGTTCCAAAAGCGTTCTTAGGATACGAAAAAGATTTAACTGGTAAAGCTACACTTGCGTCTGAAGATATTCGTTTTGCTCGTACAGTAGAACGTGTACAACGCATTGTTGTATCTGAATTAACTAAAATCGCTTTAGTTCACCTATATACTCAAGGATTTGATGATGCTGAATTAACGAATTTTGAATTATCGTTAACTACACCATCAATTATTTATGAGCAAGAAAAAATTGCTCTATGGAAAGAAAAAGTTGAATTAGCTGGTAATATAATGGATAAATCATTATTACCAACTGATTGGATTTACCAAAACATATTCCACTTCTCAGAAGATCAATACGCTGAGTTCCGTAATCAAACAATTGAAGATAAAAAACGTTCATTCCGTATTTCACAAATTGAGAATGAAGGTAATGATCCAGTTGAATCAGGTACATCATTTGGTACTCCACATGATTTAGCTTCATTATATGGTAAAGGTCGTTATGGTGAAGTACCTATTGGATACGATGAAAAAGAAGCAGGACGTCCTGAAGAAAAAGTATCTGATTATGGAACACAAGATCATGCATTAGGTAAAGATCCAATTGGCGCTAAAGGTATGCATGAGCCGTTAAAAGCTCCTGCAGGTACTGGCGCTACTTGGACGTTAGAGAGTACTAGGGTAGAATACTTAAAAAACAAGAAAATGTTAGAAAGTATAAACGCAAAGAAAACCAATGTATTCGAAGAGCCTTCCATACTAAATGAATCAAATATTCAAGATATATAAACTAATCGATATTTATAACAGAGTAATACTAAGACATGTCTAAATTAAAAAATTCTAAATACAAAAACACTGGCATATTATTTGAGCTATTAGTGCGCCAAATTGCTAGTGATATTTTGTCTAATAAAGAACCACACGCGGCTACTTTAGTTAAAAAATATTTTTCAAATACAGAAATAGCTAAAGAACATAAATTGTATCAAACATTAATTAATGTACAAGCATTAGCCGAATCAAAAGCAGATAGCTTAGTTGAAACTATTTTAAAATTATCTGAAAAGTTAAATAAAACTGCTTTACGTAAGGAAAAATATAACTTGATTAAAGACATCAAGGAAAATTATAACTTAGAAGATTTTTTCAAAGCAAAAATCCAAAATTATAAAATCAATGCTGCCATTTTTAATTTAATGGAAGCACATACATCAACTGAATTTACTGATCCTAAAATCGTTATTGATAATCGAGTAACATTACTTGAATTTTTAACCAAAAAGGCAGTAGATAAATCAGTAGTTAAAGATCAAGTATTAGAAGAATATTCTAAGCAAGATAAGAGTACTCGTATGATGATTTATAAAATGGTAGTTGAAAACTTTAATTCAAAATATACTGATTTACTCCCAGAACAAAAAACATTATTGTCTGAATTCATCAAGAATATATCTAATACTGTATCATTAAAAGAATACGTTAATAATCAAATTCAAAATGTTAAATTAGAATTAGAAGTATTAACATCTAAGATTGTAGATAAAAAAATTCAAATTAAATTATCAG